TTCTACAGCAGGTAGTGAAAGAATGCGTATTGCTGGTGATGGTGATATTTCTATAGGAACTACCTCTAATGAAGCAAGACTTCATGTTCACATAAGTGCTAACCAAAGCGTTTTATTAGTAAACAATGCTAGCACAAGTAATGCTGATGAAGTTGCAATAATACAATGTTCAAGAGACAGCTCTGGTAATTACGATTTACTTCATGTAAGAAATGGTGGCGGTCATGTATTTAATGTTGCTGATAGTGGAAATGTTCAAAATGTTAATAATTCTTATGGCTCTTTGTCTGATGAAAGAATTAAACAAGACATTGCTGACGCAAGTTCTCAATGGGATGATATTAAAGCATTAAAAATTAGAAAATACAAATTAAAAAAATTAGTTAATAGAGATGGAGATTCTGCACCTACTCATCTTGGAGTTATAGCACAAGAATTAGAGGCATCTGGTATGAATGGATTAGTAGAGGAAAACAAGCCAGAAAAAGAAGATGTTGCTTTGCACTCTGATTTTGGAACAGTGGTGTCTGGCACTGCAGATAATGGTGCTACGCCAATATACGAAAAAGATGAAGAAGGTAATGATACAGATAAAATTACTGGTTATGAAGATGTATTTACAGCAGGGCAAAATAAAAAAGAAGTAAAATATTCTGTGCTTTATATGAAATCTATTAAAGCACTACAAGAAGCTATGACAAGAATAGAAACTTTAGAGGCTAAAGTTAAAACATTAGAAGAAGGTTAATGTCTAAGTTATCTGTAAATAATACTTACTTTACACCAGTAAAGAAAAGAACAAGTGTAGGTGATTCTTCTAGAAGTAGACCAAAGAACAAAAGTGCTAGAAGATTACACAAAAGAACGAGAGGACAAGGTAAACCGTAATGCTATTAGGACATGGAACAATAGGTCAGTTTGGTGTAGCAGAAGCGTTACCGGGTTTTGTTGTTAATGCAGGCACCGTTGGTTTAAGCATTGGACAATCTGCTAGTTTTAGTATTGGAACAGAGACCGTAGCGGCAAGCGCTGAGTTTGCTGTAACAACAGCTGGTGCACCTAGTTTCTCTTTAGGAACAGAAGTAGCAACTGGTGGTGCTAATGTATCACCAACAACTGCAGGACAGATAACTGTAGGTTTAGGTGAAGAGACACCATTTGGTGAAAACTTCCAAAACCTAATTACATTTTCAACAGGATCTCCAAACTTATTTATTTGGAGTGAGGTTGATGATTCACAAACTGTAACATGGACGGACGTAGAGCCGGGATCAACGGACTAATAATATGGCTAATGACGCAACAGTAAATATAACCGCAACAATTCTACCAGATGAAATTTCTAAAACCATTAGTGGTTCTATGACGGTGACACCAGATGATGCTAACGATAAATGGTATTACAAAAAAACAGAGGTAACTACGACAAGTGCCGATTTAATAGCTGGTAATTTTATTGATTATACAGCTGTAGATCAAGATACAGCGCCAACGGCTGTAGCTACAGGAGATAAAGTAAAGTTCTTATTTGTTAAAAATACTAGCACTACAGACGGTATTATGTTATCTATAGATGCTGGAACTGCGGCTTTTAACCTAGCTGATGGTATATTTGTTGGACCTTCACAATCATGGTTTGGCAGATTACCTAACGTAACAGTTGCAGATTTACACGCCATTTCAGCAGACATAGGTGATGCTGGTGACGCAAGCGCGACAGTAATCGTAGCGGCTTTACTAGACGATGTAGGATAGGAGAGATAAATGGCGTCAACATTTTCAAGTGCATTAAATTTAGAACTTCAAGCCAGTGGAGAAAACTCTGGAACTTGGGGTGTAATAACAAATAACAATTTACAAAAGGTAGAATCAGCAATCAAAGGTTATGTGTCTATTGCTATTGCAAGCACAACCGATTCACTTGCTACGTCAAATGGATCTACTACAGATGAACAAAGTAACGCTATAATTAAATTAACAGGCACACTTACAGGTAATACTACTATGCAAAGTGAGGCTGTAGAAACATGGTATATTGTTGATGATGCAACTACACACAGTGGTAGCACACTAGGATTTAAACCAGCAGGAGGAACTGCTGTTAATCTAGTAGAGGGTGCAAAACACATTTTATATTCTGATGGTTCTACTATGTTTGACGTGCTAGCTGATGCTGGTAATGTAAAAGCAAATGGAACACTAACCGCGTCTGGTAATGTATCATTTGATGGTGGTACTTTTGTATTTAACGAGTCATCTGCTGATTTAGATTTTAGAATCGAAGGTAACGGTGATGCAAACTTATTCTTTACTGATGCAGGTAATGACAGGATTGGTATAAAAACAAACTCACCTTCTACAGAGTTACACGTTGTAGGTGGTGTCAAAGCTACGGGTGCAATCGATTTTGACGGTGGTGGATTTACATTTAATGATTCTGGTGCCGCTCTTGATTTTAGAATAGAGACAGATACTTTAACACATGCTTTCTTTGCTGATGGTTCTGCTGATAAAATAGGTTTTGGTACGTCATCTCCTACAAGTGCATTTGTTACAATCGATCAAGCAAGTTCAACTGGGGCAATAGCTTGTTTAACATTAGATCAAGGTGATGGCGATCAAGAGTTTATTAGGTTTGATGGTACAAGTGCTTCTGATGGCTCAAAAAGTATATCATCATCAACAGATACAGGTGGATCAAAGGTAGGTGCAATACGTATTAACATAAATGGTACTGATCGTTTCATAAGGATTTATGACTCTGCGATTTAATTATGCCTTTATCAAAATTACAGATAGCACCGGGAATAGATAAGCAAAATACCGAATACGGAGCCGAAGGACGTTGGGTAGATTGTGATAATGTTCGTTTTAGATATGGACTACCAGAAAAAATAGGTGGTTGGGAAAAAGTAACAAGTGATGCACTTGTGGGTGCAACAAGGGCAATCTTATCTTACTCTGATTTAAATGGTGTTAAGTATGCTATCTATGGCACTAACAAAAAGCTTTATGCTTATTCTGAAGGTAGTTATGCTGATATAACGCCTACCCGTTCTACAGGCACAGGTAATATTACACAATTTGCAACGACAAACGGATCCTCTACTGTTACAGTGACTGACTCTAGTCATGGTGCTTTAATTGGTGATTTTGTTACTATTGCTAGTGTAAGTGGTGCTGTTGGTGGTATATCTGCCGCTAACTTACAAGGCGAGTTTGAAATACTAACAGTTCCAGATGATGATACTTATACAATAGAAGCAAAGGCCGCGGCTAGTTCTGAAACAACTGGAGCTACAGCTAATGCTACGTATCAAGTTAATACTGGAGCGGCTGTATCTTTATTTGGATATGGCTGGGGTGCAGGTACATGGAGCACGTCAACATGGAACACATCAAGAGAAGGTCTAACGGGTGCAGACAAACCGTTACTTGAGTCAGCAAAATGGGCACTTGATAACTGGGGAGAAGATGTATTAGCTTTACAATTTAATGGTGGCTTGTTTTACTGGGACACATCTGATGGATTGACAAGTTTAGCGAGCACAACAGAAGTAAGTGGTGCACCAACTAAATCTAGATTTATGCTTGTGTCTGGTGATGACAGGCACGTTATTTGTTTTGGAACAGAAACAACAATAGGAACAACGACTACACAAGATAACATGTTCATACGTTGGTCAGATCAAGAATCAACGAGTGATTGGACACCTACTGCTACAAACACAGCAGGGTCATTTAGATTAGTTGATGGTAACCAAATTAATACGGCTGTTAGATCAAGAGGTGCTGTCATGATATGGACAGATACAGCTCTATATTCTATGCAGTTTATTGGTGCACCTTTAACATTTGGTTTCAAACAAATTGGTTCTAACTGTGGCGCTGTAGGTATTAACGCGGCCATTGACGTATCTGGTAACTCATACTGGATGAGCAATGATTCTTTCTTTGTATACGATGGTGCGGTTAAAAAAATACCATGCAGTGTACAAGACTATGTATTTGATGATATTAATGAAAATGCAAAACAAGATGTATTTTGTGCGGCTAACTCTAATTACAATGAAGTTATGTGGTTCTACGCATCTGCTAATTCTGATCAAATAGATAGAATG